GTTCTCAATATCCCCCTTGCAGATGTTAACAAGGTCAGCAAGCTGTTTGATACCTGGGATGAATACTGTAACTCTAAATCAACCAGAGAGTTCCGTGAGAAGTATCCAGAGATTGAGAAGTATGGAGATCAGCTACGTGGTAGAATCCGTGGTACTGGAATCCACGCCGCAGGTGTTGTGACCAGCAAGACTCCTATCTTCCGCCACGCGCCCATGGAGACTAGGAACTCTCCAGGCTCAGGCGGTAGAATTCCAGTGGTAGCGGTTGACATGCAAGAGGCTGAGCGTATTGGTCTAATTAAGATTGATGCCCTGGGTCTAAAGACGCTCTCTGTTCTTAAGGATGCACTTGATGTCATTAATACAAGGCACCGTAAAAATATAGATCTGCTGTCGATTGATATGGAAGACTCCAAGGTCTACGAGATGCTGTCGAGCGGATTTACCAAGGGTGTGTTTCAATGTGAAGCGACACCATATACAAACTTGCTAGTCAAGATGGGGGTTAAAAACTTTGCAGAGCTTGCGGCTTCTAACGCTTTGGTCCGACCAGGTGCTGCCAACACTATTGGTAAAGACTACATTGCTCGTAAGCATGGTAAGCAAAACATTGCATATCACCACCAGGTAATGAAGGCATTTACGCAAGAGACCTACGGATGTATTCTATATCAAGAGCAGGTTATGCAGGCTTGTACAGAGTTGGGCGGCATGACGATGGCAGAGGCAGACAAGGTACGTAAGATTATTGGAAAGAAGAAAGATGCTAAAGAATTTGACGTATTTAAGGATAAGTTTGTTAAGGGGGCTTCTCGCTTTCTTGCACCTAATACTGCGAAGGACCTCTGGTCTGACTTTGAGGCTCACGCAGGCTACTCATTTAATAAGTCTCACGCTATCGCGTATTCAACCCTATCGTACTGGACAGCATGGCTCAAGACGTACTACCCTATAGAGTTTATGTTCTCTATTCTAAAGAATGAGAAAGACAAGGATGCCCGAACCGAGTACCTGATCGAGGCCAAGCGCATGGGCATTCCCATTAGGCTTCCACACGTAAATGATTCAGATGCTGACTTTAAGATCGAGGGCAAGGGAATTCGCTTCGGGCTAAACTCCATCAAGTACATTTCCGATAACGCTGCTAAGGTTATAATGGAGTCTAGGCCATTCGCCTCATACACAGAGCTGACTGAAGTGTTCAACAAGAAGGGCAACGGCGTGACCAAGCGTCAGCTAGAGGCCCTCAGAATTATCGGTGCGGCAACTTTTCCAGACAACCCAAGGGCCGAAGAGGAAATTAGATCAAGCCTGTACGACTATCTAAACCTGCCAGAATTTAACATTACTGTGCCATCGCATTACCATGCATTTATGAATACAGTAGATGAGTTCGAAGAGAAAGGCTCGTTCCTCTTGATGGGCATGGTTAAGAGTATCAAGCGTGGAAAGGGGTGGTCTCGAGTGGAGATCCTAGATAAGACTGGATCCGTAGGAATCTTCGACGAAGAGCAAACTACTATCGAGTCTGGTAAGACCTACATACTACTTGCAAGCGATAACCGCATTGTTACGGCAATCCCAGGGGATGAAGCCAGAAAGTCAGATGCAGCAATCATCAAGTTCTTAAACTATAAACAACTACCGTTTGGCGATGAGGAACAGTATGTGGTATCCTTTAAGCCGAGAGTAACAAAGGCGGGAAAGAAGATGGCGACATTGACTGTTGCAGACACGAGTAGAGACTTACACTCAGTTCTGGTATTCCCCACCACCTTTGCTAAAGCATACATGAAGATTCAGGAGGGGAGCTCTTATAAGTTCTCCTTTGGAAAAACAAAAGATGGAACAACAATATTGGAGGATATACTATGAGCGGACCGCTATCATTTGATGGACACGCACGAGAAGTACATAAGAATGCTGTAGCCAAGGGTTTTTGGCCAGATCAAGTAGACGATATTTTTATTGCTAAGCAATGCATGATGATCGTTTCAGAGGTAACAGAGCTTATGGAGGCTATTCGTAAGGACCGTGGGAAGGAAGAGGTGGCCCACGAGACAGCAGATGTCCTAATTAGGACATTAGACCTATGGCAGGGGCTGCTAGACAATGGCTATGTAGAGGGATCTCTGCAGGCAACATTTAATAATAAAACCGAAAGCAATAAGAGCAGACCAGAAAGGCACGGTGTTAGGTTTTGACAGTAACAGTAGAAGAGGCATTAGCAAAGCTAAACCCCAAGCTTAGGAAAACTATTTCTGATGGTGTAGGTATTGATATAGAGCTACAAAAGACTCCAAGTGTGGGTCTCAATAAGGCTCTAAACGGAGGACTCCCTATGGGGCGTCAGGTTCTGGTTTGGGGCAGCAAGTCTAGTGCAAAGTCATCCCTATGCCTTCAGACTATTGCAGAAGCCCAGAAAGAGGGAAAGCTCTGTGCATGGATTGATGCCGAGATGTCATACTCCCAGCCATGGGCGGAGAAGTTGGGGGTAGATCCGACTAAGCTTATCTATTCTCAAGCCAGGACAATTAATGAGATGGTAGACGTAAGCGTAGCTCTAATGGATGCTGGCGTAGATATCATTGTGGTGGATAGTATTACATCCCTCCTACCTGCAATCTACTTTGAGAAGGGCACAGAGGACCTTAAGCAGCTAGAAAACACTAAGCAGATTGGTGCAGAGTCTAGAGACTTTAGCAATGCATGGAAGATGATTAACTATGCAAACAATAAAGAAAAGCCAACGCTGCTTATCCTTATCTCGCAGTCTAGGAACAACATCAATGCTATGTACACTAGCCAGCAGCCATCAGGAGGGCAGGCAACAAAGTTTTATTCCTCAACAGTGATTAAGCTGTTCTCTTCTGAGTCAGACAATCAGGCGATCAAGGGCAAGATCCAAGTCGGTGATAAGCTAATTGAAGAAAAGATTGGTCGTAAGATTCGTTGGGAGCTGCAGTTCTCGAAGACTTCTCCTGGCTTCCAGTCTGGGGAGTATGACTTCTACTTCCGAGGCGACACCATCGGCATTGACGCCATCGGTGACCTGGTAGATACAGCAGAGCTATCTGGAATTGTAGAAAGAACTGGTGCTTGGTACCTGCTGCCTGACGGCTCTAAGGTCCAGGGTAGAGATGGGTTTATCGCAAAGGTTAGGGAAGACGAAGAGCTTCAGGATTCTATCCGTAAAAAGCTAGAGCAGGCCAATGTCTAATAAAAGATATAGCATCTTCCAGGGCAAGTTTCCTTGCCACACTTGTAAAGAAGAGGTGCACTCACTTAGATATTACAGCGAGGACAAGAGGCTAACCTGGGTGTGCTCTCAAAAGCACATGTCAGAAGCTTCGCTAGTTCCTCATAAAAAAACAAAGAAGGATTATGAGCGAGCAGTCAGAGACTAAAAGACTTGGTGCCAAGGCTATTAAGAATAGTGGTCGTGGGATCAAAAAGGGTGATGCTACTTGGCAAAACTTTACCGTTGACTTTAAGGAATATCCTAAAGGGTTTACGATTAACCAGGACAACTGGGCAAAAGCTGTCACAGATGCCTTGCGTAATGGCAACGATCCTGCTATAATTGTAGTTCTGGGTGAAACTAGAAAGACAAGGCTAGCCGTGATAGAACTGTCATTGCTTGAACAGATACTAGAAGAGCTACAAGAGAGAGACAAATGAAGAATATACTATTGCTAGATATTGAAACAACGCCTATCAAGGCTTATGTGTGGGGCCTTTGGGACCAGAACGTAAGCATTGATCAAATCATTGAGCCAACAGAGATGCTGTGCTTCGGTGCTCGATGGCTAGGGGAAAAGAAGGTTACCTTTAAGTCCGTACATCACGATGGCAAGAAGGCTATGCTAGAAGAGCTCCATAAGATGATGGACAAGGCAGATGCTCTTGTTGGCTGGAACTCAGCAGCCTTTGACCACAAGCACATCAATCGAGAGTTCCTAGAGAACGGCATGTTGCCACCATCCCCAGTAAAAGACCTAGACCTTATGTCAGTCACTAAGGCAAACTTTGCATTCCCAAGCAACAAGCTAGACTATGTCGCTCAGAAGCTTGGTGTTGGTGCTAAGGTAAAGCACTCAGGCTTCAAGCTGTGGATTGAATGTATGGCGGGCAACGAGAAGGCCTGGAAAGAAATGAAGAAGTACCAGATCCAGGATGTTAATCTGCTTGCTGATCTTTATTATGAGCTATTGCCATGGTTCGTTGGCAAGGCCAGCGTGACCAGTAAAGAGAAGCAAGATATTCTAGACTCGGAGTCCGTGCTATAATATGAGTGTGGAAAACAACGAGAGTAAGACTACCATTGATATGGTCAACGGTCTTTCCGAGATTGCTGACTACATGGACGACGAAGAGCTAACCAGTGCTCTGACTACCGTTGCGAAGTTGATTGTGAAGCCAGATATCCCAATCAACATCGCTACAGTAGAGATTGTTAGACTGCAAGCAATTGCAGCCAAGATGGCCTTTAAAGCTACTTGGATGGCCAATGTAGATAAAGGAGACAGGGCTAAGAAGAACTTGTACTATACTGCAGCCACAGCTATTAATGAGCTAGTTGCAGCCCTTAAGTACATTACCCGATAAAATATGATGACAAAGAATCTACTTGGCGAGCTCATGCAGGCTGGCAGTGTCCAGGCTAGTGTTCCAAAGGCTGATCCCAGCATGGACGCACTGGTTGAAAAGATAAACTCTGGATACATTGCTAAGCGCGGCGACCGTCACCAGCAAAAGAAAACCTTCGCACCCTCTACCATTGCCTACGGTCATGGGGAGTGCGCTAGGTATTGGTATCTCGCATTTGAGGGGGGTACATTCCAGGATCATGCAGATGCCTTCGCAGGTGCCAACATGACTAATGGTACAAAGTCGCACGAGCGTATCCAGGAAGCAATCGCAGACGCTGGGATTATGATCGACTCCGAGTTTAAGATCACCAACGAGGATCCACCAATCTTCGGATATGGCGACGTAATGCTTGACTGGGAGGGCGAAGAGCTGCTTGGCGAAATCAAGACTGCGATGGCGGAGGGATTCGAGTATCGCAAAAAGAATCGCAAGGCGAAATCAGGCCACCTAATTCAGGTGCTAATCTACATGAAGATTCTTAAGAAGAATAAGTCAGTGCTGATTTATGAGAACAAGAATAATCATGAACTATTGGCAATCCCCGTAACACTCACTGAGTATTACAAGAAGTGGATTGACCAGACGTTTGATTGGATGAGAGAGGTTCGTAAGGCATGGGAGGATAAGACCATGCCCCAAAAGAACTACCGATCAAACTCTAAGATCTGCAAGACCTGCCCATTGGCAAAGGTTTGTGCAGAAGCGGGCACGGGAGAAATAAAGATGAAAGCCCTGGAGCCCCTGGATGAAAACATGTCAATGGTGTGATACCGCTTTTGAGCCTAACGTAAAGTATCAGATCTACTGCACCCCAGAGTGCAGGGATTTTGCTACTAAAGAAAAAATTGCAGAAAGGTATGCAATCAATAGGCGAAATAAACTTATAAATAAAGATCGTAGATGCAAAGCCTGTAACAGTAAGCTATCCGCCTATAACGATGAACAGCTTTGTCAGGCATGCCTCGTCCATCCTGGAGAAGTTTCGAAGGCACTTAAAGAGATCAAGGGTATCGCCAATGGTAAAATTGAGCTTGATTAACCCCCAACCAAAAAGAATATGTTCAATTGATGCCAGTACCAATAGCCTAGCTTTTGCCATCTTCCATGGAGAAGAGCTAGAGGCAGTGGGTAAAATAGAATTTAAAGGTGCTAACACTTATGCTAAGGTCAAGGATGCAGCCAGAAAGACCCAAGCATTCTTTGAGACCTACGGCTCTCCAGATGCCGTTGTGATAGAGCACACAGTCTTCATGAACAGCCCAAAGACAGCTGCAGACCTAGCCCTAGTTCAGGGCGCTTTGCTGGGAGCCATGGGGGTATCTGGCACAAGAATCATTAAGGCGATTAACCCAATTGCTTGGCAAACCTTTATCGGTAATGGTAGGCTAACTACTCCAGAGAAGCAAGTTATCAGATCTGATAACCCAGGAAAGAGTGACTCTTGGTATAAGGGTAGGGAGCGAGAGTTTAGGAAACAGAGAACCATTAAGTTTGTTAATACTATCTATGATAAAACTATTACAGATAATGATATTGCCGATGCGGTTGGAATTGGACACTATGCTTTAAGCAACTGGAATAAGTTGACATAGACCTGTGTTTAGTGTACAATATTCTAATGGCAAGTAAGCTTTACCAAAATGAGGCGTGGCTCCGTAAAAGATACCACGTAGATAAGAAGACTCCGCAGCAGATCGCAAAAGAATGCGGAGTAACTGATAAAACTATTTATACACACTTAGATAAGTTCGGGTTGAGGAGAAGATGAGAATCATTAGGCACTTCGTTAAGGTAGCCAAGATGCAGTTTGTGCGGATAACCTGCAAGCATCAGGAGTCTAACACGGCATCATGCCCATTCACTGGGCTAACATATATTACATGTAACAGGTGCTGGAAGAGGCTGGGGGTGCACAGAACTGATGAGCAAGCAAACTGAAGAAGACATCACAAGAATTACCCGCAGCGTAGAAGAAATGCTTATAGCAAAGAATAGGGCCTATGGAGACTCGGCTCTTGATCCCGTGCGAGTATTTTCAAAGCATGATGCAATAGAGCAAATCTATGTACGCATTGATGACAAGCTATCTAGAGTAAAGAGGGGACACGAGTACCCTGGAGATGATACAATTTTTGATCTTGTAGGATACCTAGTGCTACTAATGATTGCTAAGGAGAGAGAAACCAGTGAGCAGTAGCAACACCTGCTTGACTTAAACTCCGTTTGGGTGTATAATATAGTAAGGTATAAAAACGCACATAAAAGGAGTACAAATGCCTCGTCGTAAAAAGTCGGAGTCTAAGCCAACCATCTTCACTATGGAACCATACATGGAGATTGATGGCTTTGCAATTAATGCTGGTGACATCGTAAAGGTACGTGGAGAGTATGGAACCAAGTTCCAGTTTAGGGGAGTAACCACGAACACTGTCACTGGTGCAACCTGGGCCGACTGCTTTGAAATTTTTAGGGGTAAGCCCCAGCAGTTCCGAGCATTCAAAGAGGATCGCATAAAGCGTGTACCGCAAAGAGGAAAGAGGGCCAGACGTGTCAACTCCTGAGGAACAGGTCGTAGAACACCTCGATACAGTTAACAAGGTCGTAGGTGAATACCTCAAGGGCAGCGACCCCACAAGAATTTCAAAAGAGCTTGCCTTGCCAAGAACTAAGGTCACCGCAATGATTAAGGAGTGGCAGAGTCTTGCTGCAGATAACACAGTAATCCGTGCAAGGGCAAAGGAAGCTTTGGCTGCAGCAGACGAGCACTACAGTAGACTGATCGGCCAAGCGTATGAGGTCATCGATGAAGCAACCACTACTGCAGACCTACGATCAAAGAGCTCTGCTATCAAGTTGGTTATGGATATTGAGTCCAAACGTATCGAGATGCTGCAGAAGGCTGGTCTGCTAGAGAACAAGGAGCTAGCAGAAGAGATGCTAGAGATTGAACGCAGGCAGGAGATTCTTATGGGCATTCTTAAACAGATCGCCACAGAGCATCCAGAGATCAGAGATAAGATTATGACAAGGCTGTCTGATGCATCCTCTAAACTAAACGAAACGGTTACCATAGTCCATAATGTTTGATGATTTTTTAGAAGCTCTTGCGGACAGCCCGTTCGTAGAAGAGCCAGTAGACGCCAAGACTTTTGTCGAAGGTGAGGATTACCTAGGGCAGCCACCACTCTCAGATATTCAGTATGACATCGTTCGTGCTATGAGTCAGATCTATCGTAAGGAAGATTTGATTAGGCTTATGGGCGAGGCAGAGGGCAAGGCTTATTACGATAAGTACACCAAGAATGAGATTATCCTTCAGCTTGGCAAGGGTAGCGGTAAGGACTTTACATCTACCGTAGCCGTGTCATACATTGTATATAAGCTACTATGTCTTAAAGACCCAGCCAAATATTTTGGCAAGCCATCAGGTGACGCCATCGATATTATTAACGTTGCTATTAATGCCCAGCAGGCCAAGAACGTTTTCTTTAAGGGGTTTAAGTCCAAGATTGAGAGATCTCCATGGTTTGCTGGTAAGTACTATGCCAAGATGGACTCCATCGACTTTGACCACTCAATAACAGTTTACTCAGGTCACTCTGAGAGAGAGTCCCACGAGGGGCTAAACCTTTTGGTGGCAGTGCTTGATGAGATCTCTGGTTTTGCTAGCGAGACTAACACTGGTAATGAGCAGGGGAAGACCGCTGATAATATCTATAAGGCGTTCCGCGGTACCGTAGACTCCCGTTTTCCAGATCTTGGTAAGGTGGTGCTTCTGTCCTTCCCAAGATACCCAGGAGACTTCATATCCACTAAGTACGAGGACTGCATCCTTGAAAAGGAATTGATCACTAGGAATCATAAGTTTATTATTAACCCAGACTTGCCAGAAGATAACGACGGCAACACTATGGAGATTGAGTGGGAAGAGGAACATATAAAATCATATAAGTATCCCAACACCTTCGCACTCAAGAGGCCCACCTGGGAAGTTAATCCCACTAGGTCGATAGAAGACTTTAAGTTAGCATTCTACACAGACCCAGGTGACGCCATGATGCGCTTCCTCTGTGTCCCAAAGTTCGCTTCGGATGCTTTCTTTAAACAGCGGGAGAAGGTCCAGGCCTGCATGACGGGCCGCAACCCAGTTGATAACTTTAAACGATTTGATCCTGGCTTTACTCCCGACCCAGACAAAAAGTATTACGTCCATGCTGACCTTGCTCAAAAGCATGACAAGTGTGCTGTTGCAATTGCCCATGTCGAGAAGTGGGTAAATATACAGGTTGTTAAAGACTATGAGCAAGTGGTGCCGTTTGTTGTCGTTGATGCCGTTGCATGGTGGGAGCCACGCATTGAGGGCCCCGTAGATCTTTCTGAGGTTAAGCAGTGGATTCAGAATCTGCGTAGGCTAGGATTTGATATTGGCATGGTGTCCTTTGACCGCTGGCAATCGTTTGACATTCAGAACGAGCTAAAGGCGGTGGGTATGAGAACCGAGACGGTGTCAGTTGCCAAGAAGCACTATGAGGATATGGCAATGTTGCTATATGAAGAGAGGCTAGTGATGCCGTCTATTGATCTGCTGTTCGAAGAGCTAACGGAGCTTAAGATTATGAAGAACAACAGGGTAGACCACCCACGTAAAAGCTCTAAGGACCTTGCCGATGCTGTCTGCGGTGCTGTCTTTGGTGCAATATCGCACACCCCCAGAAATCTTAATCAGGAGATTGAGATCCATACGTTCAGGGACAGGCCGAAGGTTAATGTTGCGGACTTGCCTGCTAATGTGATAAACTATAAGCCAAAAGAAATGCCAGATGATGTGCGTGACTATCTAGACCGCTTCGGTCTTGTTTAATTACTAAATATTGTGTGGATTTACAGACAAAACACTACGGGTAGTTTAAAAGGGAGATATAATTGATACCTATTAACATAGTATATTTCTCAAACTACTCTGGTAATACTAAGAGATTTGTGGAGAAAATAAATGACAATGCTTATCGTATTCCTATCGATATTACTAGGGGCACTGTCCCTGTATACGATAGTCCTTACGTACTTTTTGTACCTACTTACGGTGGTGGCTCGGAGCGAACAGCGATCCCCCGACAAGTACGACATTTTTTAAATGTAAGGGAAAACAGAGATCTGCTACAAGGAGTAGTAGGCTTTGGCAACACCAATTTTGGTGAGCACTTCTGTAAAGCAGCAGAGCTCATTAGCAGTAAGACTGGGGTACCACTTATTGCTAAGGTAGAAATATTCGGTACCGAGCAAGACGTAAACAAAGTATTAGAAAGGTTACAATTAATTTATGGACAAGAAGTATAGCTACCATGAGCTTAACGCCATGCTTAATCTTTATGGCGAAGATGGACAGATTCAATTTGACAAAGATAAAGAGGCAGCAAAAGCTTACTTCCTAGATCATGTAAATCAAAACACGGTGTTCTTTCACAGTCTGGAAGAAAAGCTTGAGTACCTTGTTGAGAATGAGTACTATGAAGCTGAGCTGCTAGATCAATACCCAGAAGACTTTGTTAAGAGCTTGTTTAAGCAAGCATATGAGTACAAGTTTAGGTTCCCAACATTTCTAGGTGCCTACAAGTTTTATACTAGCTACGCACTAAAGACTTTCGACGGCGAGCGATTCCTGGAAAGATTTGAGGATAGGGTGTGTATGAATGCTCTCATGCTTGCCAGAGGAGATAAAAAGCTTGCCCAGAATCTCGTAGATGAGATCATCTCTGGCCGTTTCCAGCCAGCTACCCCCACCTTCCTTAACGCAGGAAAGAAGCAGCGCGGCGAGTTCGTCTCCTGTTTCTTGCTTCGCATCGAAGACAACATGGAGTCAATCTCCCGCGGTATCAACTCTTCGCTGCAGTTGTCAAAGCGAGGGGGAGGCGTAGCACTTAATCTAACGAACCTGCGTGAGTATGGGGCACCAATCAAGAAGATTGAAAACCAGTCCTCGGGAATCATCCCAGTGATGAAGCTTCTAGAAGACAGCTTCTCCTATGCAAACCA